CTTAGACAAAACAACGTTAGAACCATCGGGTAAATCAGCACTAAGTGATCGAGCATCTTCCAAATATTCTATAATACCGGAAGATCTAAAGATACGCTGCACAAGAGATAGAGAAACTCTATCACTTGCATCAGACATATCAATCGTCGCGAGACGTCGATCAATTGATGCTGATTGAGCGAGTGATTGATTCACACTCTGATCAGAAAACCTAACGGGATTCCGAGTAAGAGGGTGAGATTCCAATCGAGTCACCATGTAGTGCATCATAGATTGCTGCACATATTGCATGGATGATGGTTCGATTGCAATCACTCGAGGGGACTTCAATGTTTTAGGTACAAACACTACGCGAACAGGGATCTCATCAGAGACACCTAATTCACGTATGGTATGACCTGAATCATTGGAGATACATTCCTGATCTGACCACGCTCCAAAATTATGGAAAGCATGCAAAGAAACAGGAAAAGTATGCTCAAACCTATCGTACCAATAATCGATAGATAGTCGGCCGTTGGCTGACTTTCTATCGGCGGTAACTCCAGGCCCATGTTTACAGACAAGGTCTTCGGGATCGACCTCAGGATAAACCTGAGACCAAAGAACCGAAGAAACACTGTCGAGGATGAAATCCTCACGTACCCGAAGGGACGTCGAAACATGGAAGAGCTCCTCTTCAACCTTCTTGAATCTGAGTGTGGCACTTCTCTCACGAGAAGGAGAACACCCAATCCTAAGCTTCTTTTGAAAGCGACAGATTTGCCTGATAGCAGAAATGCTATCAACGCAAGGCTCAGGAAGGACAACTCCACTTGGAGAAAACACACGTTTGAACAAACCTCCGAGAAATCGGGGGAGAGCTCCATGCCTACTAAAACTAGTAGGACATGTTAAACGTCCCTCCTCAAGCCCTCTTTCGAGAGAATCGCTGAGGATGGGAAGGGTGATCGTTAAAAACGATAAACCCTCGTGTTTACAACGATCTTTTATAACTAAAAGATCACGCGTTGCAGACCAACCTAGGACACTGGCTAGATTACTAGTCAGCTCCATCGAGAGCATGGTCGGTATTTCCACTACTTCCTCCTTTTAAGGGGGTGAGTAGAACCGTCCAAAATGAACATGACCGATATTCGAGTTAGTGGTTAATAACCACCAACAAGAATCTGCGTTTTATACGACGACATCGCCGCATTAATCGCATCGATCATGTGCCCGAGCTCCGTATCAGAGAATCCAACGATGGGCTCGTCAATGACGAGATACACCGAGGTACTCTTAGATACGTTTACACTGGGATCCAGAGGATCTGCCGACAGCTTGTCGGTGGTCAACCGGAATTCCCGGCGGAGTCGCGATTTCGTCGAAGTTTGACGAGTCGTGACAACGTTCA